TTCCCGTTGCGGCTGCAACAGGGTTGGAGTGATTTGTAACTTCTGGTTCTTCTGCTAAAACAGGACTTATTGTGAGAAGACCGATAAGGATGTAGTAGTAGTATTTATAGTCCAATCTGTTGTTGCGTCTATCTGTTCTACTAGACCAGCAGCTCTTGTTACCACTTCCATATTCCAAGGTTTGGTTACGTCTTTGACGGAAAATGTTGTATCTGCTGCTGTAATGTTTGAAGAAGGTTCGACATTGCTTCCAGACCAACTTTTTATTGCTGATCCAAAAGTTTGAGTCTTTTTGACTTCTTTGACAGTTTGAGTTGTTGTTGTCGTACTGTTCATACTCCCCTGAGTAAAGTTGGGGGTTATTGTGTTTGCTCTTGCGACTGCGGGTGCAAGCAGAGCTAAGAGAAGAATCCATTTCTTCATTGTTTTGGTTTAGTTGTTGTTGTTGGTTTTGCCATTGGGCAATTTGTTGGGGTTTTGTTAGACCCGTTTTTTCCAGTTGTCAAGCCAAATGTGGCGAGTGCTCCTGTAAATACGCTGGCCACAAAAGTGATATCTGAGTTACCAGATTTCTTTACCATTGGAATATCAACGTAGTTCATCGTAATGATAAAACCAGACCAGACAACAACGCCTAGTCTGACTACTGTTCCAAGAAACTCTATCTGATGTTCTTTATCTTCAGCTATATCTTTTACTTTACCTAAGAAACCTTTGGTTTTGGTTGTCTTATCTTCTTCCATGTTGTTTTTAATATTGGTTTCATAGCTGTAACTAACCATTTAAAAACTGCGGTAGCAGTAAGAGTGGCAGCTACAGAAATTACTGCTGTAGTTCCAGCCGTAATTAATATTTCACTTTCAGGTACAGGCATTTGAACATTAATAATGGGTATATCTACCTGCTTTATACCAGCCGTTTGATTGGTATTAACTTCCTGTTCAGAATTATTTATGGTTTGAGATTTAACTCCTTTTGGAGCTCTTAAATCATTAGGTGGAACTACTAAAGGAGTGTACTGTGGTATTTCTCCTTTAGGTAATTCAAACTCAAAGTTTGGGAAATCGTAAGCATCTGGTAAATATAGAACTGGTAGTTCCATAAGTTTAGAAGTTAGCTAGGTTCTGTAGGCCAAGTAATGTTAAAAGGGTCTGACTGAGAAGGTACGTCCCTAAGTGCTTGACGATAATCCCTCCAAGCATCAGATAATGTACGATCAGTAAATGCTCTCCAGTCTGTTTTTTCAAGTATAGAATTTCTTATTGATCTTACATTACTCCATTCTAAGTTTGTAATATAAGCCTGTTCATCTGAAGTTGTACTGTCAACTCTTACGTTATAAGCCTTATTTTCACCTTGTACATAATAAGGACTTACAGTAGTTAATTTTTGTGTTGGTGTTGTATAATCAAGAGTTTGTACAAATTCTACTACATTATTTTCAGTTAAAAAATCTGCATTAGCACCAGCACTAGAAAAGCATGTAGTTGGAAATAATTTTTGTAGTGTACCAGTGTCTGTAACATTAGTACCATTAATAATTGCGTAATTCATAATTTCATAATATTAATTAGGGTAAGTTGGTGAATCTTGTTTTTGCAATTGCATAGTGAGTTGCTACATCTGATGCAGTTAAAGCAGTACCATTATAAACTCTGTGAAGACCTATATCGGCTTGCAGTTTATACATTTGTCTACTCCATCCACCACTTAAACCTGATGGATTAAACGAATAATCAATACTATTTGTTTTTTGACCTAACAGACTGCCATTTCTATAAAATTTCATACCATTTGTACCTGTATTTTCTCTTGTAACTACAATATGTTCCCAAACATTCCAATAAGTTTGATAAAATTCTTGAGGAGTACTTTCGAGTGCAAGATAGTTATAATTAGCTAGATTACCACTTGTTGCATTTCCAGAACCAGATAATCCGTATTCACCTAATACCCATCTATCAATACCGCCAATATTCGTTTTGAAATATCCTAGTGATACATAATAATTATGCCACACAAATGAAGGAGTAAATGTATAAAAACTTGATTGTTCTTGCCACAAATCCAGTGGAGCAGTACTTACTGAAGATGGAGGTAAGTAAACTGAATGAATAAACTCAAGTGCAAAAGGATCAGTTCCAATATTTTGCATTTCATAATCCAGACGACTTCGTCTACCCATATTAGGGTTATACATAGTACCACCAATCGGGTATTGTCTGAATTGCAGGTGACCACCATATGATGAGCTATAGGTATAAGTTTGACTCATATTCATCCACCATTGTCCATTGACATTCTGAGTACCATCTTTTATTGATCCGTCAGGATTCAAAGCCCACATATAATTTGGTTGTGTACTATGATTAGGATCCCAAGAATTACTATCTCCCCAATCGTAGTACCTCATATTAGTTTTAACAATACCACCTGAGTTACCAGCAGCAGCTCGTAAATTATGCGGTCTCATTATGCAACATCTCCAACTGTTGCACCGTATAAAGTACTAGCTGTTTTCCATAGTTCTATAACTGTATAACCACTTGTAGCTAGAGTAGGTGCTGAACCACCAACCCAAGTTATTGTTGGGAAAGTTAAGGTATAACTTCCAGCTGAAACCATTAACATCACTGATTGTCCAGTAGACAAACTTTCTGTTGCTGTTCTATTAGCTCCTAATGTCCATTGCTGAATCATTCCATTGTCAGGATCTAAATCAACACTTGCTCCATCTGTAATGGTGTAAACATTTTCATTTATTGCATCTTCAAAAGTAACTGAGCCAGTTAATGTACCACCTGCTAGTGGTAATTTGGTTGCGTCTGCTACACCTGTTAATGATGAACCATCAATAGCTGGTAAAGCTCCAGTTAAGTTTGCTGATGTTAAGTTAGTAAGATTAGCTCCGCTAACTGCTGGTAAAGCTCCAGTTAAGTTAGCTGATGTTAAAGAAGTTAAAGCTGATCCATTTATAGCTGGTAAAGTACCTGTTAAATTTGCAGCATTAAAGGTACTTGGTGCTGGTACATTTGTTATGTTTGCTCCATCCCCTGTAAAAGATGTAGCTGTTACTCCAGCATCAAAAGTAACATTATTATTAGCATTAAGTGCTATCGCAGGGTTTGTGTTTGAGCTTGCTGTATGCTCAATCTCCTGCACTCTTATTTTTGACATTTTATTTAATTTTAAGATTTAGGATATTTTGCTTTTACAGCAGCTCTTTTTGCTTGTAATGCATCTAATTCATCATCAAGAATTGCATGAATACACTCTGGAATTGTTGGGTACTCTTTTAGGCGATTTTCTTCCCACAAATCTGCTTCAGTAATTTGTGATGCAGCAGCTTGAGCAGCTTCTACTTCTGCAATTTCTTCAGTAGTTAATGGTACTAAGACACCGTTTAATATTTTATTCATTAGCTCTCCTTGTATTTGTGAATTAAAATTCGACCACTGTTAATATTATAGCCATTAGCATTGTATATCTTAAATCCATTAACTTTTGCGTATGAACCAGTTTGGTTAGAATCATTTTCAGTATTACTTTGTAGACTTTTAGTACCGAATATAGTCCCATGTTGATATTGAACAATACCTGAGCTTAAAACTACATAATGACCCATAATATAGCATTTGTCAGATGTATAAACATCAAAATAAGCACCATAAGCTCCACTTTGCCAGCCTTGCATATTAATTCGCCAATAACTTTGACTACCTGAATAACCAGAACTTGCTCTATTTGTTACTCCCACATGATTAACATAAGAACAGTCATTAGCATTAGCTGGTGTGGTATTATTATCAACTATTGGTGCTATATCAAGATATGTTGAAGCACTGTATGTAATCTCTGGAATCGATATTCTGTAAAGTTTGTCATATTCCAGACCTGTTTTACTTAAAGAAGTAACGGCAGTAGAAGTTTCTAATTTATCTACAAACTCTAAAGAACCACCACCGCCCGGTACAGTAATTGTTTTAGAAGCTCCAGTTCCAGATGCAGTGACACCAGCACCAACAAAATTTAAAGTAGTTCCAGCAGTAGATAATGAACTGCCTTCTTCTTGTACAGTTACACCGCTAGAAATACCAGTTAAAGCTGAACCGTCAAGAGCTGGTAAAGCACCTGTTAAATTAGCTGATGGTAAGTTAGTAAGATTAGTTCCACTAGCTGCTGGTAAAATTGCTGGAAATCTATCATTTGAAATAGTCCCAGATGTTAAATTAGCTGCATCTAACTGTGTAAGGTCTACAGGTAAGTTAGTTAAGTTTGCACCAGATCCTGTAAAGGTCGTAGCACTGCAATCACCATTTATAGTTGCACCAGTACTTGTAAGACCTATAGTTGAAGTTGCGTGTTGTGTAGATTGTATAGTATCTACTTTTATTTTTGACATAATTTTAAATTGTTAAACAAAGGTCATAGTTGAACCAGCAACTATAGTTACGGTTGCTGTTGAAGCAACTGTTAATGGAGAAGCAGATACATAGTTTTTATTTGTTGTAGTTGTAAAATTATTATTTACTTCATTTTCTGCTTCAACAAATAATTGCTCGTTTCCACCTCCTACTAAACCGCCAGAACTTTGATCGACCCATGCATAGTCTGTTCCATTCCAAGATAAAACTTGGTCCTGATTAACGGTATTTGATGCACCATTATTTATATGATTATCAACGTCAGTATTAGTAAATCCTGCATTATCTACCCATGCGTAGTCATTTCCATTCCAACTAAGTACATGACCTGCTGTAGGATTATTTTGGTTTAAATGTAGGTCAACACTGTTATCAGTGTAAAGAATTCCTTGTGCTGTAACACCACCTTGCCAAGAAGAACCGTTATAAACTTTTAACTCGTTAGCAGTAGTGTTAAAGAATAAATCTCCTGTATCTAGATTAGTAGTTGGGTTAGTAGCACCTGAACTATATCTAGCTGCAAAGTCATTAACAGTACCAATATTACTTGCAACTGTGTTTACGTTTGTTATCGAATTACCAACATTATTTACGTTGGTTATGCTGCCAGCAGTAGTATTTACGTTTCCTATAGAACCAGCAACTATACCTATATTATCATCAATAACTGATATGGTATTACCCATACTATTACCGTGTTGAGTACAGTAATATAACAACGAGCTTGGTGCATTTGATGGTACAGCAAAAACTACTGAAGATCCAGCTTGACCTGCTGTTCCATTTACTGTTACACCTGTGGTATATGAAGCATTACTACTATCTCTAAATGCTAGTGGATGGTTATTGTTAGTACTATCAGATTGGTCAAATGTGTAAGTAAAACCTCTAGTTAAAGTTAAAGTAGGTTTAGATTGACCATCGATATAAAATACACCACCTGATACAGTCACAGTATAAGTTATTGCAGCTCCTAACGCACCAGCTACAGCATTTACGTTTCCAATACTTGTACCAACAGTATTTACGTCTGCTATATTACTTACAACAGTATTTATGTCAGCAATATTACTTACAACAGTATTTATATTAGAAGAATTAGTATTAACTGAATTTATACTTCCTATGTTACCAGCTACAGTTGTGACTTCTGTTGCCTTTGGTACTAATCTGTGAAAGCTATATGTATGTAATGTAGTAGTTGTTTCTACTAAAAACCCAAAATCTTGAGGTATAGGATCTGTTACTCCTGTAATTGTAACTGTATTACCAGTTCCAGCACCATTAGCAATAGTAATCGTAGTTCCGCTTGGAGTTAAAGTAGTAGATGCTGTTTTTACAGAAACAATAGTACCAGTACCGTTGTTTGCATCTGGATTTGCTGTAGGAAAACTTGTTTCATTAGCTATCGGTACAAAACCACCAACCTCATCAACTAAATCAATAATCCTGTCATTGATAGCTGCTGTTGAAGCAATGGTTGTATCGTTGTCTGGAAATGCATCACCATCTTTAATAGTGTCTCCAGTAGATATGTTGAAATATCTAGCATCCGCAGCCGATTGAGTAAAGTATCTACTATCAAGAACACCATCAGTTGCTAGTTCTGTTTCTGTGTAGTATCTACCATCAAGAGCAGTACCTGATGTAAGCTCTGATTCTGTAAAATACCTCGTATCAAGTTGTCCAGTATTTAATTCTGTTTCTGTATAGTATCTATTATCTAATTGACCTGCATCTAGTTCTGTTTCTGTATAATATCTGTTGTCTAGTTGACCTCCATCTAATTCAGTTTCTGTATAGTATCTACCATCAAATGTACCAGTTGGTATATTATTAGCATCTACTGAAATATCACTAGGAAGATTGCCACTACCTAATTTATCTAAAGTTACAGAATCATTAGCTAATTTAGAACCTTGTATATTTGCACTTGCGTTTATATCAGCATCAAGAATAGAACCATCTATTATTTTTTCTGATGTAACAAAATTAGATGTTATAGCACCTCCATTAAATAGTGCTCCTTCTATTTCTAATACTTTGTTTCTACCATCTTGTGCAGTAAAGTTTGATTCAGTAGATG